TTTTTTATGAGGGCAAAAGAGGTTTTTGACCAAAACAGCAAACGGGGGAACTCCAGCACTCGGCCATGACCAGAAAACCCAGCAACCTCGAGATCGGGACGGCCCTGAACATCACGGCGCAACGCGTCTCCGTGCTCAAGCGCGAGGGCATGCCGACGGACACCATCGAGGCCGCTCTCGCGTGGCGCGCCCAGCGTGACGAAGCCCGACGAGCCCAAGCCCCGAAGGCCGCGCCGGCGCAGCTCGACGACGGGACGCTGGCCGACACCATCGCCCAGCACCGATCCCTTGTCAGCCGTGCCCGAAGCGTCTGGCAGGCGGCGATGGAATCAGGCGACCCGAACGGACCGAAATACCAGACCAGTTATAACCAGTCGCTGAAGACGCTGGTGGCCCTCGAGGAGGAGCAGGAGCGTCGGCTCATCCTCGCCAAGGACTACATCCGGGCGACCGACTCCGCCGAGGCGATGCGTCAGCTCATGGGCGAAGTCGTCAACCGCCTGGACAAGCTCGGCCTCGACTGCGCCGAAGGGTGCAACCCTGAGAACCCGGCCAAGGCGGTCAAGGTGCTCGACGCGTGGGTCCGCAAGGCGAAGGCCGAACTCTCCCAGGATGAGCAAGCGTAAGCGCAAGCCGAAGCGTAAGCCGATGCCGAAGCCGTCGCGTCCTATGACGTCGAAGGACCGCCGGCGCATTCTCGAACGACTTTTCAACGCCATCAGGAAGGCAGGCCTCTATGAATAAATCCGAACTCCTACGCATCGGCCGAGACGTGCTCAAGCCGTCCGACTCCGGCGACATCGTCGAGTGGCTCGAGGAGAACGTGACCGCAATCCCAGACTCCCCGATGCCCGGGCCGTTCCGCTCCGAGCGTACGCCGTGGATCGGAGAAGCCCTTCGCATCATGAGCGACCCCGAGGTCAGGATGGGAACCATTCTTGGAAGCATCCAATCTGGAAAGTCGCTCTTCGCCCGCCTGCTGCTCTGCCATGTCGTCTCGAACGCTCCCGGCCCTGCCATGGTCCTCCAAGCCACGGATGCCGAATCGAAGGACTGGGCGCTTCGCTACCTCCGCCCTGTGTTCAACAACTGCCCGCCGGTGAAGGAGCGTATCTCGTCCGAAGACCTGGACAGGTCGACGACGATGGACTTCGACCGCATGACGCTCTACTGCCGAGGCCTGCATAACGAGACGAACCTCCAACGCCTGTCGCTTCGGTACGTCATCGCGGACGAGTGCTGGATGGCGCCGCCCGGGCACCTCGCCGAAGTGAGCGCGCGCGTGACGGCGTTCGGATGGATGGGCAAGCGCATCTTCATGTCGCAGGGCGGACGGGCCGGAGATGAATTCCACCAGCTGCACGAGTCGACGGACCAACGCGACTGGAACTTCCGATGCCCGTCATGCCAGACGCTCCAGCCGTGGGACTGGTCTCAGGTAAGGTTCCCGGACGACGCCAAGGACTCCGGCTCTTGGGATCTACTCAAGGTTTCGAAGGGTACGACCTACGAGTGCGTCGGTTGCCAGACCCGACTTCCAGACAACAACGCCACGCGCCTCGAGGCCAATCGCCACGGCGCGTTCGTAGCGACGGCATCGGCGAGCAATTCAGGATACGTCGGCCTGCATTGGAACTCGCTCGCGTCGATGAACTGGGGCGAGCTCGGCGTGCTGATGCTCAAGGCCAAGGAAGCCGCCGACCAATACGGCGACGAGGAGCCGCGTCGCATCTTCAAGCAGAAGCGGCTGGCGATGCCCTGGAGCGAAGAGGGCGGGGAGATGGTCAGCACGGCGGAGGCCGCCAATTACAACCTCGAGGACGACTGGGAACGCGAGGCCGTCATCACTCCGAAGGGAAGGGTTCACGATCGCGAAGGGGCGCCTGAAGGTTCGTTCCCGTTCCGAACCATGGGCGTAGACTTCCAGGCCGAAGGGCATTTCTGGGTCGTCGTCCGTCGATGGTCGAAGACCGGGCATAGCCGGCTCAAGGCCTTCGCCAAGGTCGAGACCTGGCAGGACGTCGATGCGTTCGCCAAGAAGCACGTCGTCCATCAGGCCATGGTCATCGTCGACTCCGGCTATTCGGCGACGACGGTCTACCGCGAGACGGCAAAGCGTGGCTGGAAGACTGCCAAGGGTTCCGGCAACGACGACTTCGCCGTGACGACCAAGGACGGCAAGCAGAGCCGCCGATTCTATTCTGACAAGCAACTGATCGTCGTCCCAGGCATCCCGCAACGGGCAGTGCTCATCGTGCATTCGGCGACGGCCGGCAAGGACCTGCTCCACGGCCTGCGGTCGAGGAAGGTATGGAATTACGCCCAGGACGCAGGTCAGGCCTATGCCGACCAACTGAATTCGGAAGTCCGCGTCAAGGACCGCCGCACGGGAAAGCCGGTCTGGCTGCTCCCCCAAGGCAAGAAGGACAATCACGCCCTCGACTGCGAAATCCTCGCCCTGCTGGCCGCCGTCCGCTGGGGCATCGTCGGCCGAGAAGCCAGCGAGAATGACTTGCCTTCCTCGTGATGACAATAACATCAGGAGTAAGGGACGGCGCCGAGTGTTGCGGGAAGGAAGAAGCTCGTGGCGTGGACTTGGCGTCGTCCCCCCTTTCGTTGCCAATTAAGACAGGTTAAATGGCTCAAGGACTATTCATCGGCCTCGACGAGTGCGCTTTGCTTTCCATCCGCGACAAGGCCGTCGCCATGATCACGGAGGGCAAGACGCTGATGTCCTATTCGGACTCCGGCTCGTCGGCGACGAAGCAGTTCGCGATGCCTCCGAAGGAGATGCTGAACGAGGCGATGTACGCCCTGAGCCGTCTCGACCCTGGCAAGTACGGCAAGCGCACGACCATGATCTACACGCGCTGGGACAACCGTCTCGACTGATTTATGGCACCCCGCAAGAAAAGCGTCCCGTCCGTCTCCCTGCGTCCCAAGAAGGTCGCCAAGAAGACGCTGAAAGCCGCGGCCGCCTCCGGCCCGACGTTCAACAACCAATACAGCGGGAACCAATGGGGCAGCACGGTGACGACCTACGCCCGACGGGCCATCTACGCTCCGCAGCCGGACGACATGCGTCGCGACCTGTCCCCATGGGACCGCAACGAGATGGTCAAGAAGTGCCGCTGGGCTGAAAGGGAGTCCTCGCTTTTCCGTCAGATCCTGAACGACCTGACGATCTACGTCATCGGCGACGGCATCAAGCCGCAGGCGCACACGTCGAACGCCGAGACCTCCCGGCTCTACGAGGAGTACTTCGCCCGCAAGGCGGCCCGTCTGGATGTCTCCGGCAAGTCTTTCTATCAATGCCAGTCCATCCTGATGCGCGCCATGATTCGCGACGGAGATGCCTTCGCTCTCAAGGCGGAGCTCAACGGCGAGGCCCGCATCCAGATCATCGAAGCGCACCGCGTCGGCGACCCTACTGACCGCGATACTCCGGCGGACTGCTGGGACGGCATCGGCTTCGGAAAGTATAACGAGCCGATTTACTACTCCGTCTATCAGGCCGACGGCACCTCCCGCAAGGTCGAGGCGCAGTCTGTCATGCACATCATCGACATGGAGACGGCCTCCGGCTCCCGCGGCGTCCCCGTGCTGCAGTCTGCGCTCTGCGCTATCCAGGATACCAAGGAGATCCTCGACCTCGAACGCAGGGCCGTCCGCGAAAACGGGGACGTGGTCCGCGTAATCAAGAAGGGTTCCGGCTTCATGGACGAGGACGCCGCGTCCGAAATCTCCTCGAACCATAACTCCGCCGAGAACATCGCGAACCAGATGGGCGGAAAGGCCATCGTGCTCGAGTCGTCCGATTCCTTCGAGTCCTTCGAGAGCAAGCGCCCGAACAGCACGTTCGTCGGATTCCTCACGGCGCTCGAGAAGGACATCTGCTCCATCCTGCCTTACGAGTTCGTCAAAGACCCTACCAACGCCGGCGGCGCTTCGGTCCGCCTCGTCACCGCAAAGGCCGCCCGCGTCTTCGGAAAATACTCCCAGGTCATCCTGACGACCTTCTGCCAAAAGACCTATGAGTACGTCATCGCCGACGGCATCGCAAAGGGCGAGATTCCTGACGACCCGCGCTGGTTCGATGTATCTTGGACTACCCCGAAGAGCGTCACCGTGGACGCAGGCCGCGAAGCCGCGAACGACCGTGCCGACATCGAGATGGGCCTCATGTCGCCCAGCGAGCTCTTCGGACAGCGAGGCCTCGACTTCCGACAGGAGTCCGAGAAGCGCGCAGCCGACATGGCCTTCCTTCAGGAACTTTCCAAGCAGTACGGCATCCCGTTCGAACTGCTCTTCCGCCCGACGAACACACCGCTCGGCACGATGGCCGCGGTCGACACAGCCGAACCCAAGCCGGGAACCTCTCTAAACGAAAAATAATCATGTCTCGATTCCTTACGAACGCACTCAAGGGCCGGGAACCTCTCCTGGTCGACCCATGCAAGGCGCAGGACTTCGCCGTCCTCGCAGAGAAGTTCGGCTTTACGGACATGCTCGCGCAGATCTTCGGAGTGGCTCCTGCCCCCTACGTCCAGAACGGCGTCGGCGTCATCCCGATTTCTGGCATCATCTCGAAGAACCTGTCCCCGCTCGAGAAGCTCATGGGCGCTGTCGACGTCAACGACCTATCCGCCCAGGTCGACCTGATGGCTGCGGACCCTTCGGTCGAGAAGATCGCGTTCAACATCAACTCCCCAGGCGGCACGGTCACCGGCGTCGAGGAACTGGCGAACAAGATTCGCGACCTCGGCAAGCCGACGATGGCCTACACCGACTCGGAGATGGCCTCGGCCGCTTACTGGCTGGCAAGTCAGGCCGGCCGGGTAGTCTCGTCGAGCTCCGCGAGCGTGGGTTCCGTGGGCGTCTACATGGCTATCCCTGACTACTCCAAGGCCGCCGAGATGGCTGGAATTAAAATGGTCGTCATCAAGTCGTCTGGCTCCCCTCTCAAGGGCGCCGGCATCGAAGGCACGTCCCTTTCCGACGAGCAGGTCGCCGACCTCCAGGCCTCCGTGGACGCCATCCACGAGGACTTCAAGGCCTCCGTCCGCGCCAAGCGCAAGATGGTCGCCGACTCCGCCCTCCGCGGTCAGGTATTCTCCGGCAAGCAGGCCGCCGCCCAAGGTCTCGTCACCGGTCTCGCCGACTCGTTCGACAAGGCGCTGGCCTCTTTCTGATGGCCGTCTCCGTCCCCGACTACGTCAGCGAGGCCGCCAAGCGTGGCCTTGCGTGGCACGCCGAGGGCAAGTCGGGCGACGGCGTCACCGATCAGACCATCCGCGAAGCCCGCGAGATGGCCTCCGGGTCTGTCACCGAGGACAAGGTCGTACGAATGGCCGCATGGTTCCAGCGTCACCGCCCGGACATGGATGCCCCGAAGAACCAGCCCTCGAACGAGGACTTCCCAGGAGCGGGAGCCGTGGCGTGGGCGCTTTGGGGCGGACCTACCTCGGGCGACATCATGCGCACGGCCAAGTGGGCCGAGGACAAGGCCACCTCACTCGAAGCCGACGCGTCCGCCAAAGCCATCTCGTCCCCTCAATCTTTAACCCTAATCGAAAGCACCGACATGCCCCGCATCTTTACCGACATCGATGATACTATCCTGAAGGACGGCCAGCCCGTCGAGAAGGTCATCGCCTACATCGACGCGGCCGCCGAAGAGGTCGTCGTTCTGACGAACCGCCCGGAGTCCGAGCGCGAAGAGACGGTCGCCGACCTCGAGGCCATCGGCTTCGAGTATGACGCCCTGATCATGAACGACTCGGGCGAAGAAGCCCCCGCATTCAAGGCCAAGGCCATCAAGTCCGAGCTCGATGCCGGCCGCCGTGTCGACCTGTTCATCGATAACCGCGCCGACACTCGCGAGGCGGTCGCCGCCCTGGGCGTCGAGGTCATGTCGCCCGACGAGGTTCCTGATGTCGTCGAGGAAGACGACGTCGAGGAGGAGGTCGTTCCGTCCGCCAAGGTTGCCAATTCCGTCAGTTTTAAGATGACCATCGAAGAACAACTCGTCGCCGCCGCCGCGAACCTTTCCGGCATCACCGCCGAACGCGACGACCTCCGTGCCACCGTCGAGAAACTCACCGTCGGCGCCGCCGCGGAACTCGAAGCCCTTAAGGTCGAGGCCTCCGCCAAGGACTCGAAGCTCGCCGAACTCGGCGCCGCCCTCGAAGCCGCCGCCAAGGAGTCCGCCGAACTCAAGGCCAAGGTCGAAGAACTCGAAGCCAGCAAGACGACCGCCTCCAAGGAAGCCGCCAAGATCGTGGCGTCCTTCGGCACCGAGCCGGTCGAACTTCCGAAGGGCGACTCGCCCTCGAAGATGAGCGCCGAAGACATCAAGGGCGCCTATCTCGCGATGTCTCCCGGCCCTGCCCGCATCGCCTTCTTCAACGCCCACAAGGCGACCCTCATTTCCTAACTCTCACCCAATCCTAATCACCCAATAAAATGGCTACCGTCCTCCCCACCGCTCCGGCTGTTCTGTCCGACTACATCGTGCAGACCGTCGCGGGCAAGCTCCCGATCCTGAACAACGTCTCGGTCAACCTCTCGGCCTCCGTCGGCCGCGCCGGCAAGACCGTGTTCGTGCCCGTCATGGGCGCCGGCACCGCGTCCGAGTTCAACAAGTCGACCAACACCCTCGCCACCGTCGACGGCGCCACGATGAGCAACAGCTCCGTGACCCTGAAGCACTTCAAGTACGTCGATGAGTTCAGCCCCCTGGACATCCAGGAGTACGGCATGCAGTACCTCATCAACGCCTACGCCAAGACCGCCGCTCAGGCCATCGTCGACAAGACCTGGGCCGAAATCGGCTCCGTCTTCACCGCCGCCAACTTCGCCACGGAAGAAACCGTCGCCGCCGCCTCCTTCGGCTACGACTCCGTCGTCCTCGCGCAGCTCGACCTCGACACCGCCAAGGCCGGCCAGCCCCGCTCGTTCCTCGTCGGCAACGACTACCTGTCGTCCCTCCGCAAGGACTCGAAGATCTATGGCTCGCTCAACCCGAGCGCCAACACCGTCGTGACCTCCGGCAACGTCGGCCAGGTCGCCGGCATGGACATCTACCAGTGGAACCAGATCCCGGGCAACAGCGAGAACCTCGCCGGCGTGGCCCTCGGTCCTGACGCCCTCCTCGTCGCCACCGGCATCCCGATGGCCGAAATCGCTGGCTTCTCCTCCAGCGTCTCGACCGCCGAATCCGGCCTCTCCGTGCAGGTGCTCGTCGGCCAGGCCGAAACGGGCAACATCCGCTGCATCGCGCAGATCCTCGTCGGCGCCAACAAGGGCCGCTCGACCTCTGCCGTCCGCTTCGTCACCGCCTAATAGCGGCCGACAAGGCAACCGAAGGGGCTCCGCAAGGGGCCCCTTTTTTGTGCCTCTTTGCCAATCCCGACAGGTTTATGAGTCTCTACGCGGAATTCCTGCCCGACGCCAAGGAGATGGTGGCGGACTTCGGCGTCGCCGGGTCGGCTGAATCCGGGGCCATCACTTTCTCCTGCCTCATCTCCGACCCCGCCGTGCAGACCGTCCTCGAGGCGGGGGGGTATTGCGAGCGGACCCAGTACAATGTCCGTCTCCCTGCCGCAACGGCCTCCTGGAGCCAGCCAGACGGGTCTATTGGGGCATCCACGGCCATCGTCAGCGGCGGCTCTGTCATCTCCGCCCTCGGGCAGGGGAAGAAGATCGTGGCCGGCGGGAAGACGGTCCGCATCACGACCCAGACCTACAAGCCCGGGTCGGCATGGGTCACCCTCGTCGTCATCGACGACAACCAGTAAATGCCGGTCAAGGTCTCCATCGAGCCGAAGTCCCTCGCGGAATTCGTGGAGGCCTGCCGTCAGTTCGCAGCCGGCACGAAGATCACCATGCGGGACGCCGTGCTCGAGCAGGCCATGCTCGCCTGCCAAGACGCGGCCAATTTCACGCCTCCCATGCTCAAGAGCGGGGGCGGAGGCCTGACCGCCGCGGCCAAGCGCATCGGCGAAGGAGCCGTGGCGGGAGACATCTCCAAGATCTTCGTGGCGGCCAACGACCATTCTGACAAGTCCGCCCCCGGACTAATCGGCAATCAGCTCGCCTTCGCGGTCAAGTCTGACGACTTCGGCGCTTTCAACCGCATCCTGAGCAACGGCGACGTCGGCTCGATGTTCAGCTCGAAGAACATCCTCGGGAAGATTGCCCGCGACGCCGACCGTGCCCGTGCCTTCCAGAAGGCGAAGAACTACCTGAGCAAGGCCTCCCCGATCCGCTCTGAATACGGCACGCAGGGCTTTGTGACCGACCTGCGGACAATCCATGACCAGGTCAAAGGCCGCTTCGGGGGACGCATCAAGAAGGGCCAGCGTGCGGTCGCCGCGAAGATGCTCGTTCAGGAGAAGGACGCCCTGAAGGAATACGCCCTGAAGCGCCAGCGTCTAGTCGGAGCCATCAAGTCCGGCTGGGCCAGCGTCCTGCGCGGACTGCCAGCCCCCAAGGACATGAACGGCCAGCAGGGTCCGCCCGGCGCCGAACTGCGCAAGGCGACTTGGGTCACGTCGCACACCTCCGTTCCCGGGCGCAACACATCCAACTTCACCGACAAGACCTGCGAGGTCAGCATCACGAACCCGCTCGGCAACATCAACGGCATCGCCGACGAGGCAGGCACGCTCGGCCTGGTATACGGCAACCGCGTCAAGCAGATGCCCGGCATGATCCGCTACCGCATGCGTAAGCCCGTCGACAAATTCAACAAGAAATAACCCATGGGAACCAAATCCATCCGCCACATCGTCGAGGACGTCCTCCAGTCCTATCTCTCCGCCCAGGCGAGTCTGCCGACCGTCTCGTTCCTGACCGGGGACAGCGCGAACCTCCAGACCTTGCCCAAGGCCGTCATCGTCTGCGACTCGGCTTCGGCCCCCGGCGACCTGCCCGAAGGCCTCGGCAACTTCTCCTGCTCCGTGCGAATCACGATGTTCTCGAACGCCGATGACACAACCTTGGCCGACCACCGTTACCGCTGCGCCCAGATCTCAGGCAACATGCGGGACGTGACCTCCATCAAGGCGGCCTTCGTCTTGGGAGGCGACGCGACCTGCTACGACGTCACGATGCGCTCGGAGGACGAAGGGGTCGACGAGCGTTCCTGGGCGACGGCTTTTTCCTTCGACCTGCTGGCGGTCTTCCCCCCTGCCTGAAGGTTGCCAATTGAGACAGGTTTAAGATGAGCGCTGTCAATACTGGGGTCACTTGCCTTTACGGAATCGGGGATGGTCAGTTCGCCTCCCTCTACGTCCAGGGCTACTCGGTCTCGTCCAATTTCAACAACGCCGGCACGGTGGTCAAGGAAGACGGCATCACCGTCACCTCGAGGTATGACGATCGCAAATCCGAGCTCTCGGTGGACGGCATCGCGAAGTCCACCAGCATCCCGCAGCTCGGCGCCATCGTCGACTTCACGGCCAAGACCGCCTCGGCCTATCCTGGCGGCTCGGCTTCCGTCTCGTTCAAAGGCGTCGTGACGAAGGTCGACGACAAGGGTTCCTCGAAGGGTTTCGTGACCGTCTCGTTCACGGCCGAATCCTACGAAGGAATCACCTACGCCTAATTGCCGCTTGCCCCGCCTTGAGCGGGGATAGGATGGAAGCATGGACAGACGCTTCCTTGACGCCTTCATCGACCCGGCGCCTTTTCGGTTGCTGGGTCGTTCGCTTTATCCTTGGTGCCTGAAGTACCGCCTGCGCCTGCATGCGTTCAACTCCCCGCTCATCGACGGGAATCGGACCGTCACTCCTGCCGATCTGCTGTTCGCCTGTCAGGTATGCGCCGAGGAACCGCTCGGGGAGGTCGGCATCATCGACCGCTTGCGCCTGTCCCGCCTGAACGACAACCCCGCCAGATTCGAGATGCTGCTCGAAGCGTTCGCCGGCTACATCCTCATCCAGGACTGGCCGAAGTTCTGGGAGCAGAGCAAGGCCAAGTCAGGCGGCGGGACGAGGGGCATGCCTTGGATACTCGGCACGGTGGCCGCGCTCATCAAGAACGGCATCGACGAAAAGCGGGCGTGGGAGATGCCGGAGTGCCAGGCCATCTGGTACAATACCGCGTTCGCCATCCATAACGGAGCCGACGTCAGCATCATGTCGCCCGACGACGAGGCCTACATCGAATCGGAACTGGCGAAGGAAGCCGCGGCGGCCGGAGGGGTTGCCAATCCCACAGGTTTGAAGACAGACTAACATGGCAGGACAAGACCTCACCGTAAACATCAAGACGACCTCGGACGTCCCGCAGGCCATGGAAAAGGCCAAGAGCGCGACCGTGTCCTTCGCCAAGCAGGTCGAGGACATCCAGAAGAAGTTCAGCACGGCGTTCAAGGACATCTTCCTCGGCTTCACGGCGCCTATGGTAATAATTCAAGGCATCGTTTCGAGCATTTCCTCTGCCATTGAAAAGTCCAAGCAGCAAGCAAGGGAAGGTATGGATCTTATCGCCAAAGGTGAAACCGCATTTGCTACGTCAGATGAAAAAAGAATGGCTGCCTATTTCAAGGCGAAGAAAGCCCGTGAAGATGAAATTGAATCCGTCAGGAAGGGTCTCATCGAATACATGAAAGAGTTTTCAAAGACTCCTGACGGGAAAGCCATGGTTGAATCTTATGCGAGAAACATGGGTTCAAGCGCCGAGGCGAAATTGGCAAGGGCAGGACAGTTTGACATGCTATCTAAGCTAGACCCTCAGTTCTTCGCGCTGATGATGGACACTTTCAAGCGCAGTCCTGAAGGAAAAGAAGCGCTTAAGATGGATGAGCCAGGAAAGAAAGATGAGCTAAAACCCGGCACCTTCAAAGGCCCGGAAGGATTCTCCAACGTCGTCGGCGTCGGCGCCAATCCCGTCCTCGAGAAGATGACCCGCCAGAACGAGATCATGGAGGAAATCAAACTCATCCTCCAGGAGCAGAGCATCATCAACCGCGGCGGACAAGTCCCGCACCCCTTCACCGAAAACGTCCCGCTGACCATGCAGAAGGCGGGCCTATCCTGATCCAACATGCCCCTCGTCGATACCGGAAACAACCTCACCACCCCGCAGACCCAGCCGGGATGGACCTACATCACCGACGGCTTCGGCCTCGTGACGGCCTCCGTCACCTACAAGCTCGACTGGTCGACGTCCCCGGCGTCGCTCATCGCCCGCGGCACGGCCTTTGACTTCGGCGGCTTCACCTACCTGAAGGCGCACAAGGCGAGCGTCAGCCATGACTCGCTGCATTACCAGACCGTCAAGGTGGATTACGTCGGCATCGATCCGACGGTCAACGGGGGCGTGATGACCAACGCGAACACGTCCGTCGCCAACGGCCTGACCTCCGAGAACATCACGGCCCACCCGAATTTCTTCACCGCCGCCGCAGAATACGGAGGCATGCCTCTGGCCGGCCTTCCTTCGGATTTCGGGGGAGCGTATCCCGACTCGACCAAGGGGCCGCTCGTTTCCGTCATGGCAGTACCGCCGTCGCCTAAAGCAGGACAGCCGGTCGTCGTCCCTTCAAGCGAGGGTTACAATGGCGCCTGCTTCGAGACCGGCCTTGGCGGTCGCTTCATCGGCTTCGTCGACCCTGACTATCCTGACTTGTACGGCAAGACGCAGTACCTCGCGACGACCACGACTTATTCAGGGACGATCTACACGACGAGCCAAGCTTACGTCCAAGCCCTTTATGCGCTGCTCGGCAAGGCCACGTCGACGCACGCGTGGGGCATCTTCACGCTGATTCCGGCATGGGGTCCGGTCGGTTCCGGAACATACGGAAACAAGAACCTTCTTTCCCAGATCAACGTCGAGGAATACGGGTCGCTTTATAAGGTCAATTACGAGATCAGGTATTCCAAGGATGGTTGGCCGTTCGATGTCTACATCAACATCTGACCGACGATGAGCATCCAGCCAGGGACGGGGTACACTTTCACGTCATCAAGCCAAGGCACCACGATCAACGTACAGCAGCCATGGGCGCCGATTCCGCTGTATCAGGATGCTTTCGTCTGCGCGCCGTTCCTCGTCCATGACGTCAAGGAGAACACCGGCCCGGGCGGCACCTATGTCACCTACGAGATTTGCCCGGGCACGTTGAACAACCTTTCACCTGGTATCTTCGATACGAACTCCGAGACGTGGCAATACATGGACGCGCTGCCCGAAGGGTACAAGCTCGTCCTAGACTTTGCCAGCACCTCGACCTGTTTCGTCTACCTTCGAGCCGGACCCGACCCGACGACCAAGGTATTCCCAGCGGCAACCGGCACGACTGCCGCAGACGACCCCTACCCGCGCATCTATAACACGGGCGGAGCGTTCCCAGACGACACGACGCTGAAAGGCCACGTCAAGATCGCCAAGGTCACGAGTCTCGGAAGCGGCGCCTACAAGGTCGACCAGTACGTCACCGGCTCCCTCTGGGGCGACCGCATCCAGATCGGGGCAGGCGAGACCGAGAAGGCCTATTACTACTACGCCCGCATCTGATGGCCTCGCCCGAGCCAGACCTGACTCGCGCCAATCTCATCGGCGGAGAGACGGAGCATACATGGGCCTACCTCCGCTCGCCCCTGTGGCCCGGAACCGGCATGAGCGTCGTCGCGGCGGATTCCAACTTCGCGGCGGAACATAACGTCGGCTACCCGAAGGCGCTGGACGTGGACGGCAACCCGCTCCCGCTCCTGAAGGCCTTCCAGTTCAGGCAGGCGCCAGGTATCACTTTCGCGTGGAATCTCCCAATCGGGGTGAATTTCATCTCCGATCCTACCTGGAGCCCGCCTGACCCGAACCCCCTCGGCCTCATCGACAACGTGAAGGCCAAGCTCTGCATCGGCTTCGGCGTATCAAATGAAGCGGGCGGAGATGCATTGCACGTCTATCAGGGAACCATACACAACGACTTCGTCGACGAATGGGATAACGTCCTCGGGTACGACTACACGACGACCAAGGCCGCTCTCGTCGGAGCCCTCGTCAACGTGACCTGCCGTTTCTGGCCTATCCCCTACGTCGATGTGGATACATGGGAAACCTTCTCGGCGACCGTGCCGATCGCCGAGCTCATGTTCCCAGAGAACCAGGACGAGGCGCTTCCGTCCAACCGCTCGGGCGGGGTGACCGTCTTCTCCGGCTCAGGCAACCTCATAGCGGCCGGCCCTCCCAGTTATTTCCCGCCCAATCCTTGGACGATTAACTGGATACAGATGCCGTCCTGACCCCTTGCCAATCAAGACAGGTTTAAGACCCGATGAGCTGCTCGAACACCGTCAATTTCTCCCGCGGCGACACCTTTGGTTGCACTTGGGTCTGGACCCCTGGCGCCGGCGAACCCGCTGATTTGCTGGATACGACCATCACCTCGACGCTCAGGGACAAGTCCGGCGCCGAGTTTGACATGACGGTGACGGTCGCCGTCAACGGCCTATCTTTCACGACCAATTACGTCGGAGACACTTCCGACTGGGCCGTCGGCCTCGCCTCCTGGGACATCCGCTTCGTCTTCGACGGCTCGCCCGTGACGCACTCGCAGAAGTTCCGCGTGCAGGTGCTCGACACCATCACCCAATCTTAAGCCATGGCGACCATCACCGGCACGTTCAATTCCCTCATCGGCGGCACGCTCTCCGGCACGATCGGCACGCCAGGGCCGCAGGGGCCAGCAGGCCAGCAGGGTCCAGCCGGCGAACCCGGAGCACCCGGCCAAGGCGTTCCTACTGGCGGTACTGCCGGACAGGTGCTGGCCAAGGTGGACGGCGTCTCGTACAACACCGAGTGGGTCACGCTCACCGGCGCTACCGAGTCTTGGGTCACGGCTAACTTCTACCCTCTGACCGGGAACCCCTCTGGCTTCCTTACGGCCTCCGCCCTGACCGGCTACGCCACGCAATCGTGGGTCACGACCCAACTCGGCTCCTACGCCACCATCGCCTCCCTCGGAACCGCCGCCTACCAGCCGACCTCGTATTGGATTCAGTCCCCTGCCGTAGCCGCCGCCGACGGTCAGGTGCCTATCTGGGACGCGGCGACCTCCCGCGCCATTTGGTCGGACAACTACGCCACCGCCCTCGAGGCGACCGTGCGCAACGAGTCGGGCTCGACGATGACGAAAGGCACGATCGTCTACATCTCGGGCGCGTCTGGCAACAAGCCGCTGATCACGAAGGCCACGGCCTCGACCGAAGCGGGCTCCTCGAAGACCTTCGCCGTCCTCGCCCAGGACATCCCGACGAACCAGAACGGCCTCGCGACCTGCATGGGCCTGCTGTCGGGCCTTGATACCTCCGGCCTGACGGAAGGCGGCTCGCTCTGGCTCTCGACCACGGCCGGCCAATGGACGCAGACTCCCCCGACGGCTCCGAATCACGCCGTGTTCATCGGCACCGTCACCCGGGTACACGCCAATCAGGGAACAGTCGAGGTCCGCATCCAGAACGGGTACGAACTCCAGGAGCTGCATAACGTCTCGATCTCCTCCCTCGCCGACAGCGACCTGCTGGCCTACGACTCGGCAACCTCTCTCTGGAAGAACAAGACCTTCTCGACGCTTGGCCTGCTCACCTCGGCTACTGCGGCAAGCACCTACCAGACGATCGCTGGGATGTCGTCCTACCTGACGACCTCGGCGGCTGCCTCCACTTACCTGACGCAGGCCAACGCCGCCTCGACCTACCAGACCCAGTCGGGCATGTCGTCCTACCTGTCGAAAGCGGGCAACCTGTCCGGCTTGGCTTCGACCTCGACGGCCCGCACGAACCTCGGCCTCGGTTCTCTTGCCACGCTCAACGACGCCCCTTCCGACGGCTCGACCTACGGACGCAACAACGGCGCATGGGTCGTCGCTGGTGGCGGGGGTGGCGGTGCAAAGGAAGTCAAGGTCGTCTCTGCTTCGAGTTATTCCGTCATCCCTTCCGACTACGGCAAAATCATCAACCTCACCAGCTCGAGCAACGGCAAGGTATACCTTCCGATGGCCGCGGCTGGTTCGCAGGTTTCGTTCTCGCAGGAGACAGGCGCGTCCAAGCAGTTCGAAGGAGATACTGCGGCTGTCCAGGTCTACGGCAACAACACGGCCACGCTGATGCTTCAGCCGCTCAACGTCGTGACCTATACCTGTATCTATACCAACGGCGTGGACTTCACGCGCTGGATCGCAGACAATCCGTTCCTGTTCACGACCAACTGGCCTGCCGCCGGAACCATCTTGAGCGAATCCTGCACGGATACGACTGGCGGTGCCGGTTACATCGATGCGGCTGGCTGGACTTATTACGGCTCGTTCACGCACGACGTAATCACCGCCGACGGATTTGGTGGCTCGTCCGAGACGCTCGATAATAACGCCGGCGGATGCTGGTATCCTTCGGGCTTCTGCCAAGACCTCGGCGTGACCACCGATGTCCCGAGCGGCGTTTCGGATGATTCGTCCGAGGAGGTCATGGTCTGGCGCAATTTTTCCGCCACGCTCGCCGACGGAAGCGGCGGCACGACTACCGGGACTGTCTATCGTCCTTACGGAACGCAGATTAGCGCAGGATTCTACTACGGCGGAAACTGGTCCTTCCTGTGGTCCGACGGCAGCACCGGGTTCTACATCGGCTCTTAATCCATGAAAGAAGTCATCATCCCTGTCGGCTGGTCGGTCTTCTTCGACGCCGTGTCCAAGAAGGCCACCGGCTATTCCGAGTTCAAGAAAGCCAGCAAGGCGAACACAGGATTGTCGGTCCTGTCTGCCGCTACGGAGGCCGCGCTCGTCACGCTCTGCAATCAGCAGGGCATCATCCTTCCACCTAAGAATAAATGATCACCCACCTCCTCGCCCTCCTCGTCGGCTTCGTCGCCGGAGCCCTCGTCTTCCGCAACAACGCCGCCAAGGCCGCCAAGCTCGAAGACAAGGGCAAGACCATCCTCGACGCCCTCAAGGGCAAGTAAAGCCGTGCGTTCGCTCCTGGTCATCGCCGCGTCCCTGCTGGCCCTGACCGGGTGCCGCACGTCGCCAGCCCCGCTTCCCGAGGCCGTTCCTGTCCCCAAGGGCATCGACCTCGACAAGGTCGGCTCGCAGCTCGACGTCATCGACTCCCGCGTGGCCGCCGCCGTGATCGTGGCCCGCGAGGCCAACACCGCCGGGAAGCCAGCCGTCGTCGACTCCGAACTGTCCGTCGCCCAGTCATTCCTTCCCAAGCCATCGGAGGGCGACATCGCTTTCGCCCGCCAACGCTCCGAGAAGGCCACCCCTGCCGAGTACGAAGCCCAGCGCAAGAAAGCCGCCGCCAAGCAGGCCGAAGCCGAGAAGGCATGGACGACCCTTGAGACCCAAGTCCAGCAGAACAAGGCCGCCATCGCCGCCCGCGACGCCCGCATCGCCGAGCTCACCGCCGAGGTCGAGCGCGTGAAGAAGGACGCCGCCGCCAACCTCTGGACGCTCGCAGGGGTCGGCATCGCCGTCGTCGGGGCCATCGCCACGGCCTTCGTCGGCCCCAAGGTAGGCATCCCGCTGCTGGCCTGCGGAGCCGCCATCGGGGCTTTCCCTTTCGTCGTCGACTCGCCCTACTTCGCCTACATCGCCGGAGGTTCCCTCGCCGTCGCCGCCGCCTTGGGCATCTGGTACCTCTGGGACATCGTCCGCGACAAGGTCCACGAAAACGATGCCCAGCCGCCGCAATAAGCTCCCGAAGGTCATGTATCGCCGACTCGGCCGAGAGGTCGCATGGGGTCAGGCATGGCCGCATAAGAACCTCATCGAGATTGACCCCCGCCTCGGCGCCAAGCGTCAGCTCGAAGTCCTCTGCCATGAGGTCGCCCACATCGCCATGCCTGAACTTACGGACTTCCCTGTGGACTCGGCCGAGTACCGCAAAGGAGAGGCCAAGGTGGACGCCATCGGCAAACTGATGTGCCGGGTGCTCTGGGCGCAGAACTACCGCCGCATCCTCCTGGACAAGAACGCCAAGCCCCCCCGCATCTCATGAGCGCGATGAACCCCGAGGAGATTCCGCATGAGGTCAAGGACGGCCTCGTCGCCTCCGTGCTGGGCGGCCTCGCCATGACGGCCCGCCTCCTCCTCTCGACCGAACCCGTCACCTTCGGCTGGGTCGTCCGCCGCGTCCTCGCCGCCGCCATCACCGCCGCCATCGTCGGCTACGCCATCCAGGACCACATCCAGTCGCCCGGTCTGCGCATGGGGGCCGTCGGCGCCGCGGGATACGCCGCCCCCGAGTGCCTCGACTACCTGATGCGATACATCAAGGCCCGCGGGGAGAAGGAAGTCGGAGCCGTCACCAATGCGAAAGGCAAAGCCAAAGGAAAGCGCAGGCGCTAACCTGTTGCTGGCGGTCACGCTGCTGACGGCCTTCGCCGGAGTGTCGGCCTTCGCGTCGGCCTACATCGCCGGCTATGTCCTCGACCAACTCCAGAACACGGAGGCCTTGGCCCTGATCGTGACGGACGGAGGCCTGAAGTCCGACTCGGCGAACCTTGAGCGCAACATGTCCTGGGCGACGATGGCCCTGAAGTCGGTCCGCGACCTTGGCTGGGCCTTGTCGGTCGGGTGCCTTGGGGTAGGGGTGGCGGTCTTCCTACGCTCCCGCCGTCAAAACGCCTCCTAGGGCAAGCCAGAGGGGTCTAATGGCCTCTTGACAGGGCAGTCTAAGGTGGCAAAGTAGACCCAGCGGGCGAGGAGTACGGCGTCGTGCCGGGCTGTTATGACCCCGGGGCTTAAAATCCCAGACCCTTGAATGAGGGTCGCAGTCTTTTCTTGGGAAAGGTGCTTGACGAATGCGGAACAGTCCGCCAAGGTCATTGACGCACCACCAAAACCAAATGACCAAACTCCTCGCCATCCTGTTCTGGGCCACGCTCGCCGCCTACGCCCTCGCCACCTTCCTCGACCCCGAGTTCCCGGGCATCCTGGACATCATCAACTTCTTCT